ATCCGGGCGGATGTAGCGATGGCTGGCATACGCACTGGATGCCACTACCGGACTCGCCTTCTAGCGTTTGAATATTTGAACCGTGAAAGGTATTGGTTGCACAAAACGGGGCGAATGTTTATTATTCGCTCCGTTGCGCGGTTAATCATTTGCGGTTCGTTTGTAAGTGATTGATTACATTGCAATCTAATCTGATTGGCGTCGAGCGCGGATTGAACCCGAAAAGCCAAGCGCCAATGACGCTGCTTACCACGCTGGCCCTTGAAACTGCCATGCGAATGCGGGAAATGTACACCGTGGAGAAGGAGCAAATCGACTTACCCCGGCGAACTGTGTTTTTAGACCGCACCAAGAACGGCAGCAAGCGGCAGGTTCCGCTTTCGAGCGTAGCCGTTGAAATCCTTGAGCCATACATGGCAAAGGGCAGCACCGGCCCGCTATTTCCTGAGCTATGGGATGGCTCTCTCGACAAGGCGGCCTTGCGCCGCACGTCAGGAAAAATATCCGGGCGCTGGCGCACGATTGCCAAGCTGGCCAAGTGCGAGGATCTGCATTTTCATGATCTGCGCCATGAGGCGACCAGCAGGATCTACGAACGCACCACGTTAACCGACTTGCAGATAGCCAAAATCACCGGCCACAAGGATCTGAAATCGCTTCAACGCTATGCAAACCTGCGCGCCAGCAGCTTGGCCGAGCGCCTATGGTAACGCGCCAACGCGGATGAATGATTTGCGAATCCCGGCCAGCACCGTCGACCACCCGGCCCGTTTCTTCCACTCCACCCCATCTGCCACCACCCGATAACAATCGATGCGCCCCGTCCGGAACAGATCGATACGATGCTCGACCGTGCCGAAATCGTGGTCGATGATGATGATCGTGCGCCGCAGTTCTGGCATCTGAGGGATGTAGTCCGGCGCCGGCGATGCCATCCGAAGGCGCGCAGCCGATGCTCTGACGGCGGCCAACTTGGCACTGCAGCGGGTTCGTTTTCTGTAGGCCATACCTTGCACGCTCCGTCTACTTAACGTTAGGCCTCATGGCGCGGGGTACGGAGCCCCGAGCCTTTGCGCTGGCTTACAGCCCCCTGCTGATGTGTTTGCCGCAGGCGGCGCACTCGTACACGGCCGTTCCGTCGAACGCAATGCTCACCAGCCTGCCGTGCGTGTGGCGGCAGAATAGTCGCTTGAAAAATGCCAGCATGGTTTCCTTTCTGGGCGAGTGACGCCCAACTCTGCGTTGCAGCGCGACGCCTACCGGCGCCGCTGAACTTCGGCGTTAGGCCCGAAGGACGACCATCCACGAAAACCATGCGGTTGTGGCCGCAAACCATGCCGCTTCCCAGCTCGCGCCGCCATAGGCCGCAATCAACATGAAAGCTGCCGCCGCTGTGTTGATCCAAGCAACAAACTTGTCCAAGTTCTTTTCCTCCGGCCACCAGGCCTAACCCATCATTCAACCGGACGCCCTCAAGCATCCAGCACCAGCCGGCACCGCACGGGCGCCGGTTAATTCACACGTTAGCCCTCGTCATGGCCGCTCCGTTGCAAGCACGTCACAGTCACGCCGTCCGGCGCTTCGATCACCAGCGAAGGCTGGAAGCCGTTGCGGTAGTCCTGCGCCTCGATGCGCATCGGCCAGCGCGGGAAGTCGGTATCGGCTGCATCCGGATCCCAGTTCGCCACGCCGATCAACCAGCTACCGCTATTGCCTGGGCAGTGCTGGCCTGTCACAACCAACCCCATTCCGCTTTCCCGGTGCGCCACCAGATATTCAATCGGCTTCCCGCTAGCGCAGTTGTCGTAGTCGTCCTTGGTGTGCTCCACCTCGCCAAAGGTATCGTCGCTGTAACCCTCAAATCGCAGTGTTGGCATATCTGTTTTCTCCGTAGTAAGCGCCGGGCTAACCCGGCAATCCACGGGACGGCTTTCAGCCGCCCGTGATTTTTGCGTTAGGCGTCTCAATGCGCGCCCACCATCCGCCCCATTCTTTCGGGGTCAGGCGGTCTGCGTGCAAGTGTTCGTCAGGCTTGCAGCACTTCAGCTTGCGCGGCATGTAGGCGTTCGGCTCGCTGCCTTGTAGTCTCTGCGCTCGCGCGTTGGTGTAGCCAACAAACAGCACTTGTTCGCGCATTTGGCCGCGAAAGTCCCAGCGGTGCCGGTATAGGCCAACCTCGGTCGGTAGCTTTGCTGTGTATTCCATCGTTTCCTCTCCGTTCAACAAGACGCCTAACAATTCGCTCAAGCCGACCTTCGGCGGCTTATCTCAGTGCGTTTGGCCTCTCAAGCAGCATGAACGCGATCCGCTGCATATCGGTCAGGTGCTTCTCTGTTTCCTTTAGGCTGCCAGCACTCCCAGTGCCCTCGCTCGGGCGAAGTCCGCAATCCCACAACTCGTTCATGAGCCGCTGCGCATCGGCGAGTTGCAACCGTAGGAATGGCTCGTGAAAGCTTCCTTCTGGCTGTTCGGTGAAGGTCGCGGTCTGTGCAACAAACAAGCCGAACGGCTTGCGCTCAGCCATGTGAATCGCAATCGTGTCGTTCCAGAGTTCGCGCTGTGCGCGGATGAGCGTTTCCATTTCAATCCTTTCATGGGCGCCGAGGCCCAACATTTCAATCAACGCGGACCTTCGCGGCTACGCCGCTCGGCCCGTTACTGCCAGCGTTGGAAGACATCAGCCGCGGCGGCTGTCTCGGCTTTCGCCGCGCTGGCGGCTTCTGATTCGGAATAACCGGTGGCTCGATTACCTGCGATTCGCCGGCCACCAGCTTGCGCATGTACGCCTGCAGTGATTCGTCGGTGAATCGCCACTCGCCGCCAACCTTGGCCCCTGGCACTTCTCGCTTACTGACCAATTCGCGCAGGGTGTAAGGCTTCATGCGCAGGAATTCGGCGGCTTCTGTCAGGATCAGGACTTTCATTGAACGTCCCACCCCCATAGCTGTGTCTTGCCACCGGATTTGCTGTTGGCGAACTCGGCCAGCATGCGCCATCCGGATTGCTGCAGGATGGTGATTTGGGCCGCATTGCCGGCGTCGACCGTGCAGGTTGCGAAATCGTAGCCAAGTTCCTTCAGGATGCGCATCTGCTGCTCTTTGAGAACGCTTCCATGGCCATTGCGGCGCATGTCGTGGCGGACAAAGAACCCGTGGCAATGAGCCATTTGTGGCTGCGAGGGAACCGGATCGATATGGAAGGCGCCGGCATTGTTGGAGAAGCGGTTCATGATTTCCTCCAGCCGAAAGAAAGCGGGTCGCGCAGTACCCACAGGTGCCGCATGTTGGCGACGTTCACGATGTCCCTGTCTTTCGGGTAAATCTCGACGGCCATGTAGTCGCCGAGCCCAGCCTGCCGCTTTATGTCCTGCAATTCTTCCCAAGTGATACCGTCCTTCCAGCGCCCAGATGATGTATCGACTTCAGAGCGAGCTATGGAAAGGCGCGAAATTCCATCGTGTTCTTGGTAGCACTGGACGAGAAAGAAACGGCTTCGCAATACGGCATAGGGAATCTTCGAGGCGCCTGCCTGGTACGCCGGCCATTCCGCTATTGGAACGGGCTGAAGAACGGTCGGCAACTTGGCGTTGTCGCGCGCAAGTTTGCGGCGCTGTTCTCTTGAATAATTCATTTGTTTGCCCCCATGATCGCCGCCAGCAACTGATCTATCGCAGCAACACCGTCGCGCTCGTAGGCGGCGATGGCTTTCTTGTGCTTGCGATCAATCAGCCGAAGCGCGGCGCCGTTGTTCTTTCGATACCAGCGGCGAGAACCCCGTGCATGGACGCGCTGTCCGTTTTCGGTGTTTCGGTAGCGCTTGCACGCCTCGGCATTGGTCAGGTTTGGAAGCTCGGGCGCGTCGTCCAGTGAGCCCCATTTCCATAGGGCGGCATGGCGGCCCTTTGCTCGGCGCCAGGCGGCGATATAAACGGCTTTCTCGGGCTTGGCGTGAAGCTCTCGGATCAGGTTGCCAACAGCGCCGCGATTGCGGTCGAGTCGTTCAGCGATGTCGTCGACGGACAGCGCCGGGCTGTCCTCGCCGAGAAGGTCCGGAAGTTCTTCGAGCAGGGTCTTGGCGTGCTTGGTCATTACTTCACCATCGGCTCAAGGGTATTGGCATCGACGCCGAATGCCTTGGCAACCTCTTCGACTTCCTCGCCGAGCGATCCAGCCGGATAGAAGACGATGGCCGGCACTTCGGTTTTGGCCTGTTTTTCGGCCTGACCGTAGCATTTGACGGCGTCAACAACTTCCTCTGGTGAGTTTCCTTCCCACCCTTGATCAACGATATTTTCAGCAGGGAAAAGCAGTATCGCGTAGCCGCCATCTTCGCCTTGGTTTAGTTCGACATTTCCAAGGAACATGAGTAATTCGATGGTGCGCCACCGATCGGCATCTTTCGCCGCCTCGTCGAGTTTCGCCTGAAGCATGGATTTGTCAGAGCGAAGACCGGCTATCTCGTCGTTCAAATGCGCGATCTGCTGGCGCATGTTTGTGATCGTCAGGCCGGCGCCTTCTAGCCGTTCAACCTCATTGCACAGTTCAGCAATCGCCAAGCAGGCGGCGTCCATTGGGAACCCGTGATACCAGGCGGATTCCCATTGTTCAAGGTTGTAGTTCGCCCGGTAGCAGTGGAGGGTGTTCGCGTCCATGATCAGCGTCCAGTGCTGCCGAATCCGCCTTTGCCACGGGCTGTCTCGCCAAGCTCATCGACGAACTCGAACGAGACGCGCGGGATCGGCAGGATGCAGGCTTGGGCGATGCGGTCGCCGGGCATGACCGACATTGGCATGCCTTCGTCGCGCTCGACATCACAGGTCAGCTTTACCTTGATTTCGCCGCGGTAGTCGGAATCGATGCAGCCGACGCAATTGGCCAGGCGAGTGTCGAAATTGAAGCCGTGGCCGCTGCGCGACAGGATGAACATGCCGTAGCCTGGGGGAATTTCGAAGGCCAGGCCGGTATCGAATACGACGGGATGGCCCTCCTGTACCAGACGCGGCAGTGTGTTGATCGAGTACAGATCGAACCATCCGGAGCCATCGGTGGCATAGGTCGGCATCTTGGCAAGCGGGGAGAGTTGTTTGATGTTGATTTGCATAATTTATGATAATAGATTGATTAGGATTAGGCAAGCATTCTAGGTGCTGGCTAGAACGGGATGTCGTCGCCGAGATCGTCGAACGAGGGCTTCGGCTTGTTCTTGGCCGGGGCCGGCGCGTAATCGGTCGGTTCGCTGTCCTGGTTGCGCTGGCCGCCATCGGACTTGCTGCCGAGCATCTTCATTTCGTCGCCGCGAATCTCAGTTGTGTAGCGCTCTTGGCCGTCCTTGTCCGTCCATTTGCGGGTACGGATACTGCCCTCGACATAGACTTGCGAGCCTTTCTTCAGATACTGGCCGCAGATTTCGGCCAGCTTGCCGAAAAACGAAATGCGGTGCCATTCGGTCAGTTCCTTCTTCTCGCCGGTCGCCTTGTCCTTCCAGTTTTCGCTGGTTGCCACCGTGATGTTGCACATCGCCTCGCCGCTGGCGGTGTAACGAACTTCCGGGTCCTTGCCCAGATTTCCGACGATGATTGCCTTGTTGACGCTTGCCATCACGCACCCACTTTCTTTGTCACAAGGTCGATGATGTCGGCGACCGTCTTGCAGGGTTCGATTTCTTCGTCAGAAATGAAGATGTCGAATTCGTCCTCGATCAGCATGAATGCTTGGATCGCGTCCAGGCTGTCCATTTCCAGGCCGTCTTCGAGGGTGGTTTCCGGCTTGATGCTGTCCTCCGGGTGGCAGGATTGCTCGGCTAGTACGCGGGCGACTGCCTTGAAAATGTCCGGCATGCTATTTCCCCTTGGTGCGGCGTGGCTGGACCTGAATGGTAGGGGCGGGCAGGCCGCGCTCCATGATGGGCAACATGCTGCCCATTCCCATGATCAATGCGGTTGCAAGTGAGGCTCGGATATTTCTCATGGATCACTCCTGATTCGAGAGGAAGCCCGGGCGGGTGTAGATCACACCGATTTCGCCACGGATGGATTGTTCAAGAAGCGCGATGTCGGCGGTGGCCACGTTGTAGCGGTCTTCGGCTTGATGGCGCTTGGTCGGTTCGTCCTTGTAGCGCTCAACGGACTGTCGCATGGCTATGGCGCGTTCGCCCGCCTTGACCAGTTCGGCGGCCATCTTCTTCGGTAGCGGGAACGGGATGGCGATGAACTGGATGTCGAGCCCGGTGCGGAATTGGCTCATTTAGCCACCTTGGCGATCAGTTCTTCAACGGTAACGCCGCGCAGCTTGGCCAACTTGGCGATGGCGGCGGCCGGCGTGCCGTAGGCCAGGTCGACCACAATGCGCGTTGGCTCCGGGGCGTTGCGACCGCCTTCGTAGCGGCTGCCGCCGGATTGGGTGACGCCGATCCGCGACCAGAATTCGGTCTGGTTCATGCGCAGTTTGGTGCGCAGGGTCTTGTAGTCGGTTTGCTTGCTGGATGCCATGTTATTTCTACTCCTTCTTTTCGATGATCTTGGTGAAATCGTGCTGGCCCTTGATGTGCTTGCCGAGGAACGATCCGATGGATTCGGAAGTCTTGAACTGCTCGAACTTCTCGGCGCTGACCCCTTTGTAGTGGTAGAGCGTGCCGCCGTGCTTGAAGCGGACGGCCATGGTGTTGGATGACGGGTCGTGGCCGATTTCGGAAATTTGCGAGCTTGATACTTTATGAAGTGCGATTTTTGATTGCACGGTAACTCTCCTTTGTTCGTTGAATGCGATTTAGCGTGCCGAACTTGATCCATCTTTGACGCAGTGTTCCGGGGTCGGTATTCAGTTCTCTTCCCCACTGAGAATACGTCATCGTTTTTCCATTGAAAGTCACAAGAACGGTTGTTCGTTTGTTGCTGTCCTGCTCTTCCTTCGTTGCCCATCGACAGTTGCTTGGTTCGTAATTTCCGTTGTTGTCGATGCGGTCTATCGTTGTTCCTTTTGGTCGCGGCCCCATGTCAGAAAGAAAGCACAAAAAGTCGCCCCATCTTTTGCATACCGATATTCCACGCCCCCCATAGTTTTTGAATGAAATGTTCGACTTTGTATTGCAGCGCGATCGCATGGCGCACCAAGCGCGATATTCCGAAGATTTAATTTGCCCATGAGTTGCGTTTGCGGATCGGGCCGCTTCCGCCTGGAAGCATCCGCACGACTTTGCTCTGCCTCGGCGAAGCTGCGCTGTTCCAGGCGTAGATTCATTTCCGCAATCACAACGGCAAAGCCACCGAGTCGATCCACCTTTCTTTTTTGGTGGCATTGCATGCATAGCAACAAGCCTTCCAAAACGCTGTCCAGAAAGGTCAATCTTGTTCGGCATTCGTTTGCTACTCCTTTTCAGGTGGTTGTTGGTGTTTCGGTAAAAACATGGGTGGGGTTGGTTGCCTACCCGCCAATAGGCACTTCTCAGGCGTTTGCTGCGCCAACCCCGTTGATCGTTACGCGGCCTTCTTGAACGACTGCACCATCACAACGCCGATGTGTTCCTGAATCTTTCGGCAGATGGTCGGGAAGTCGCGTTCTTCGTACAGCTTGGCGGCCTTGTCGGTAGCGACCGGCTTGAATCCGAGCATTTCAAGCTGGTCAGCGGTGACACTGACGACACCAAGGCGGGCATTGATTTCGCCGAGCTTGATGCGCGGTAGGCAAGCGGTGGCAGTCGCTTGTTGCTCACTGGCGATAGACAAAGCCGGTTGTGTCTCAGATTTCGGCTTTTCTTCAACACAAGCGGGCTGCTCGAACTGCGTCTGGCTGGCCGCCGTCGCTTGTTCTGCTGCCGCCTTGCGCTCGGCATCAAGTTTGCGGATTTCTTCGGCAACCCGTTCGTTCGCTTCGCGCTGTGCCTTGGCCTGTTCCTCGGCGCGGATCTTCTCGCGCTCGGCTTCCAGTCGCTGGGCTTCCTTTTCCTTGTGCTGCGACACGCGGGACATCAGCAGGGCGGTGAAATCGTCCTTTGCCTTGGCGCAGACGGAAGCCAGATCGGGGAACAGGAAACGCCAGTCGAATCCTTCGCCTTGGAGGGTCTTGATGTTGTACTCGATGCGGTCGGCAATCTCGCTGGTGGCGACTTTGCAGCGGGCCAGTTCGGCGCTGACCTTTTCGCGCATGGAGTCGAGCGACTTCAAGCCTTTGACGGCACCGCCGAAGTTGCTTTCAAAGGGAGGCATGTAGCCGCCGATACGGTCATTGAGCGCCCGCCAGTAGTCGCCCATGGCGTCAGCGCCAGCGCGCACGATGTCTTCCTTGCGCCGGTCCTTTTCCTCGGTGATCTTCTTGTCGAGCGCCTTGCGCACGTCACCGGCCATCTTGGCGACTTCATCCAGGGCGCGGTGCAGTTCGGCAATACTGGTCGTCTGATCAAGGGCGTTCTGCTTGGCGCGCTTGGCGTTGTCCTCGACATCCTTCAGGTACTTGACGGCCGCCGATGCGTCGACAAAATCCTGATCGGTGACGAGCTCAGTCTTGATGCTGGAGATTACGGCATTGGCCGCCGCCTTGAACTCGACCAGATTGCTGTGCGTGACGCGGCCGGTGACTTCGACAACCAGGGCCGGCAGGTTGTCGATCGGATTAGCGGTCAGGATCGGCTTTGCTTCGATGACTTCGGGCTGGTAGTTGCGCACGTCTTCATCGAACTGCTTCCAGCCGGCCTTCAGTTGCGCGATGCGTTCCGGCGTTGAGCGGTAATCGCAGTAGACAAAGTTGTCGGTCGTGCCATCGCTGACTACGAAGATGATCTTCTCGAAGCCGAACACAGCGATCTGCTGATCCAGTTGCCACTTGTGCGAATCCGGAACTTCTCCGGCATCGACCATGGCGGCGAATTCGGCGTTCCACAGCTTATGCTCGAAGCCGATTTCACAGGTCATTGTCGTGCCGTCAGAACTGGCCAGCAGACGGCCTTCGTCGTCGGTGGCGACCAGCGGGTAGAGGTCTTCGCCGATGATGGCTTCGAGAATGGGGCGGGCCAGCGCTTCGGTCATGTGGCCAAGATCGAAACGGCGCTGCATGTCCGGGGTGATTTCATCGGTGATGCCGGTCGCCTTTTCGCGGACCAGTGCCGAACGGCTCTTGTACGGGCTGACGCCCATCATGGCCGGGGCTTCGCTGGCGTTGCGGGTGTTGGCGCGCAGCGCGTGCCATTCCGGGGAACCTTGTTGAACTTCATGGATGATCATGATTATTCTCCGTAATTGACGGCCAGATCTTCGATGGCCAGTTTCTGGTTGTCGGACAGGACGTACTTGGTCAGCGTCGTCGAAATGATCTGCGCCGGCTTCAGCTTCCCGGCCTTGACCGCTTCGCGCCACTTGGGCAGTTCGAGATTGAACTTGTCGGCCGGCATTTCGGGCAGCGCTGCAGCCGGTTTTGTTTCCGCCGGCTTCGTCTGCTTGGCTGCGCCATCCTCGGGAGCGAAGGCTTGTTCCGGCGTGGTGTCACCTTCCTTGATGGCGGTGATCAGACCGCGCAGAACAACCAGATGATCGAGCGTGATGTCGGCAGATCCTTCGACGCCCAGCTTGGCGAATACCTGTTCCTGCGTGACGCCGAAGGCAACCAGCGCCTTCAGGGCATCGGCCCGGCGGTTGGCCAGGGTCGAGAAGTCACCCATGACCACGGCGCGGGCAGCCTGGTACATATCGTCCCAGAACGCTTTCGGTACTCCCTTGAGAATAGCGTTACGCAGAGCAATGGACGAGGCCGCATTGCCGGTTACTCCGATCATGTCGGCGTTGTAGCGCTTTCCTTTGCTATCGGTAATGCGGCGCTGTACCTCATAGGTTAGGCCGACATTGCGTTCGCAGTCATAGAAAACGCCTTGCGCGGTGATGAAGTCGCCAGCATCGGAGACAACTCGGGCTCCGGCTCGGCAGTTTCCCCAAGCCGAGGCAACGACTTCGGCAAATCTGGCGCTCGGGCCTTCTATGGTCTTGTTTCCGCGGGGAAGGGCATAGATGCAGGATTCTGCAACCGACTCATTGAGCGTTACCATCTGCAGTGCTTCTTGACGGAAACGCTTGATTGAGCGCGGGAACTTGTGGGCGGTCGTTACCTGTTGTTCGATCTCGGATCGATTCAACACGGCGACGGTGCCGCTTTCCACGGAAATTCCGGCGACTTCCCGGCCTTCTTCGTATTGATCGTTCATGATTTCCTCAGAGGGTTGAGTTTTTAACGAGCTTCCCGGATCGACGAAACCCGGAAAGCTTTGAATTTCGGATCGTCCGCGATGATCTTGCGGACTTCGGCTTGATCGCGGGCGGTGACGTATTCCAGACGACGCCTTGCGCTCTCGTTCTCGTTGAGACACGCCTTGCGTGACAAGGTGACTTCCCAATTGATGTTGGCGCGAAGCATGCCGGTGAAATTACAGGCCATTACGCATTCCTTTATGTCACTACCGGTTACTCTTTCCGGCATCCTCAAGCGCCCCGGCTTGTGACCAGAGGGGATAGTTGACGGCTGATCGTGGCCTTCATCGGGCGGAACCCTTCAGGGCGTTTGCCAGCCGAGTCAAGATCAGGCCATGTGCCAGGTGCGGCGCTGGCCGGCTGGCAGGGTGGCGTTGTAATTGGAACGCAGGCGAGCCAGGTTCGTCCGGGCATTGCTCCTGGAAATATCCATGTTGCCGCGGGTGATCGGGTCGCCGTTTATTTCGTTCAGCCAGTTGAGAATCTTGGTCTGGCCCTCAATGTGGATTTCCAGCGCGTAAAGCTGGAACCACAGAATGATGCGAGTGATAGCTTTCATGTGATCGACCTCCGTTGTCGATGGGATGCAATACGCATCCCGTATGACAAGATTAGACGATTGCTAAACGGAAAGCAAGCGCGTTGATGCAAAAAAATACCGGCAACATTGTTTGCTTGCGCTACGACGCGGACATGGTGTAAATTCTGATCAACACGCGCTTATCAATATTAACCATTGCGGTTATATTGCCCTTTCATCATAAAAGATAAGCGGCAAGTAAGCAACGAATACAGTCTTCTCAATGGGCAAGCGCCGGCCAGCGCGCCTACTGTTACCGCGAGTTCCCGGTAGGCAGCCCACCCTTTTCTCAAGGTCACGAACTCGCACGAAGGAACCGCACAATGAAAGACCGACCAATACTTTTCTCGGCGCCGATGGTGCGCGCCATCCTCGAAGGCCGGAAGACGCAGACGCGGCGGGTTGTGAAGCCACAGCCAAGTCCGAGCAGCGACACCGCATTCGTTGGCACGGATGGAATATGGCGCTTTTCCCACCCAACCCTGCGCGACCCAGTAAGCCACGAAGCAGACGATGTTCGCTGCCCATACGGACAGCCTGGCGACCGGCTGTGGGTACGGGAGAAGTTTCAGCCTCTGTTTGCCGACGACATAGAAAACCATTGGGAAACCGATTGGAAGACCGGCAAGGGCTACAAGATCAGCTATCCGGCCACCGATGGGATTCAGGAATTCATTGATCTGGACGACGGACTGAGTGACGCCTGCAAGCCATCTATCCACATGCCCCGCTGGGCCTCTCGCATCCTGCTCGAGATAACCGGCGTCCGCGTTGAGCGGCTTGCTGACATAAGCAAAGACGATGCAATGGCCGAAGGAATCGTGGTCCAGCCAGATGGAGGATTTGGCCTTGCCGACTCCACGCACTATAACTTTTCAGACCCAACCGATAGCTATTGCAGTCTTTGGGAATCCATCAACGGCGACGGCTCATGGTATGCAAACCCATGGGTCTGGGTCGTCGAATTCAAGCGGGTGACGTAATGGCCAGATACCGCAAAGTCGACCCGAGAATCTGGAATGACGCGAAGTTCCGGGCCCTGAATGACCAGGGGAAATTGTCGTTCTTTTTCCTCCTGACACATCCGCACATGACCGCCATTGGCGCAATGCGCGCCTCGCTTCCTGGCCTCGCTTCTGAAATCGGATGGAGCGAGAAAGCCTTTCGGGAAGCCTTCGGAGAAGCCTCTACGAAGGGTATGGCGATGCACGATGAAAGTGCATCTTTGATCTGGCTTCCGAACTTCCTTAGATACAACCCCCCCGAGTCTCCAAACGTTGTGAAAGCATGGTCTTCGGCGCTTGATCTGCTGCCCGAGTGTGCGCTGCTAAACCGCGTCATTGCTGGCGCCGTAGCCTTTGCACAAGGTTTGAATAAAGGCTTTGCGGAAGCCTTACCGGAAGTCTTCGCCAAGGCTATGCCTTATCAGGAGCAGGAACAGGAGCAGGAATCTATCTCTAACGAGATAGATAGCGCGGCAGCAAAATCGCCGCGCTTCCATGCGCAAAAATGGTTGGAATCCAAAGGCGTCCCAAAGCAGGTGGCTGCTGACTGGATCAAGTTGCGAAAAGCCAAGCGGCTTGAGTCGACATTGACGGCTTTCGAGGGTGTTGAGGCCGAGGCGCAGAAGGCTGGCTTTCCACTGGCGACGGTTATCGCTTGCTGCGCGAAGAACAGTTGGGGGAGTTTCAAGGCGTCTTGGGATCACGGCCTTGGGGGCGAGGGTGGGGTAAGGGCTGGGCATTGGTTCATGTCTGCGCCGGGCATCGAGGAGAAGGCCAGGGCCCTTGGAATGATGCAAACGAAGGACGAGATATTCCCGAACTTCAAAGCCCGTGTCTATGCCGCAGCAGGGGTAACTGAAGCTATGGTGCGCGCCGCAAAAATCGACGCTGGCGAACGAGTGTGATTGCCTACCAATGAGCAACCACACAACATCAAGAGCGCCGACGATGGCGCAGGCTGTCGAAATAGTCACGAACTGCATCGATCGCCGAGAGCAGGGCAGGAAACTGTCGTTCATGCGGGAAACGCAGGGCGAGGAGTTTGCCCAGCAGGTTCATGACAAGGTGAAGGCGGCCGGCGGGGTGAAAAAGAAATGATTTTCGGTTCCGTATGCAGCGGCATAGAAGCCGCCTCTGTCGCGTGGCATCCGTTGGGCTGGAAGGCGGCGTGGCTGGCTGAAATCGAGCCTTTCCCGAGCGCCGTTCTGGCGCATCACTATCCGGACACGCCCAATCTCGGCGACATGACCAAGATTTCTGCCAGGGTACTGACCGGCGATGTCGTCGCGCCTGATGTGCTGGTCGGCGGCACGCCTTGTCAGGCGTTTTCAGTCGCCGGTCTGCGCGAAGGTCTCAACGATGGGCGCGGACAACTGACCATCAAGTACATGGAGCTTGCCAATGCAATTGACTTTATTCGCCAGCGGCGAGGCGAAGAGCCTGCCGTCATCGTCTGGGAAAACGTCCCGGGCGTCCTCTCCGACAAAACCAACGCCTTCGGCTGCTTTCTTGCAGGACTTGCCGGAGAAAGCGTGGAGCTCAAGCCGGCAGGGGGTAAATGGTCGAACGCTGGTTGTGTGTTTGGCCCCCAAAGAACAGTCGCGTGGCGCGTCCTCGATGCCCAATATTTCGGAGTGGCCCAACGACGCCGCCGTGTGTTCGTTGTCGCAAGTGCTCGAAAAGGGTTCGATCCCGCAACGGTTCTTTTTGAGTGGGACGGCGTGCGCCGGGATACTGCGCCGAGCCGAGAAGCGCGGCAAGTCGCTCCCACCATCCCTGCACGCAGCACTGCAGGCGGTGGCCTTGGAACCGACTTCGACTGCGACGGCGGAACCATCTGCGTAGCCACGGGTCAGGCCGGTGCCGAAATCGGTGCCGAAATCGGTGCCGAAATGGCGCCGACGCTGAACTGCAACCACGAAGCGCCGCATGTGGCGCACAGCCTGCGCGGCGAAGGCTTCGAGGCCAGCGAGGACGGCACGGGGCGGGGCACGCCGTTGGTGCCGGTCGGCGTCACGATCCACGGGACAGACCTGACTGTGCAAAAGGTGGCCAGCTACGACGAGCTGGCTCAGTGTCTGCGAGCCAGAACACCCGGCAACATCGACAACAGCAGCACGACGGTTGTTCAGCAGCCAGTAGCCTACGGAATCCGCACCGCCAACACCAGCAGTAACGGGTGGGGTATCCAAGAAGAATGCACGCACCCCCTGGATTGCGCGCAAGGTGTGGCGGTGGCGCAGCCTGTGGTGCACGCCATCCAAGCAGGCGCACTGCGAGTGAACCCAGCAAGCGGGCCGGACGGCGTAGGCGTGCAAGCTGACCACGCCTACACGCTGGAAGCCCGCGCGGAGGTTCAGGCAGTTCAAAGTGCCATGCAGGTGCGCCGACTGACGCCCACCGAGGCGGAAAGATTGCAGGGATTTCCTGACAACTACACGCGCGTTCCTAACTGGAATGGTTGGCGCAAGTTGGACTCCAGCGAAACGCCAGATCAGTGTATCTCCGAAGGCCTTGAGGTCAAGCTGAACAAGAAAACTGGAAAGTGGCGCGTCAAGGATGTCGATGGGCCACGATACAAGGCGCTGGGCAACTCAATGGCTACGCCGTGCATGTTCTTCATCGGCTCTCGGATCGATGCTGCGGTCAGCGCCGGTAAAGCGGCGAAGAAGGGGTGCGCATGAGCAAGCGCCAGAAAATCTACTTTCGTGTCGCCAAGGGCGCACTAGTGCCGGCCGATAGCTACGCTGCATCGCAACTGCGCGAGCGCGGCTATCACATCGGCGATTTGCTTTCAGCGGAGTTGACCAAGCCTCGCAATCCAAAATTCAACCGGCTTGTTCATCGCATCGGCCAACTGGTCGTTGCGCACATCGACGCCTTTGCCGGACTGGAGGCGCACAAGGCCATCAAGCGCCTACAGCTTGAAGGAAAGGTGGCCTGCGATGAAATCGGCTATCAGGTGCCGGGCTACGGGATGTTGATGCAACTGGTGCCGCGCAGCTTGAGCAACGAATCAATGGACGAGGGCGAATACCAGCAAGCCGCCCGCGCCATTTGCCGGACCATTGCAGAACGCTATTGGCCCGATCTTTCCGAGGACGCAATCGCCGAAATGGCGGAATCATTCGTGGAGGAAGTATGAGGATCAACCAAGCCCCAACGGCGTGCGATGCCTTCCACGCCAACAGCGAAAACGGCCTGGCCAGCGGCCAGCGCAACACGATTCTGCGCTTCATCGAGACGGCCGGCGGTTCGTGGTCGATCGGCGAACTGGCCGATGCGCTCGGGATGCAGAAAAGCACGGTCAGCGCCCGGCTGAATGAAATGCTGCACGACTTCGGAATGCTGGTTGAAAAGCCGAAGCGCAAGGACCGGTTGAGCAACATCACGATTCGGCCCGTTGGGCTTCCGGCCAAGCAACTTGAGTTGCTGCAATGAGCATCGTCAAGCGCAAGCCGTACCGCAACCGCAAGATTCTAGACCTGGCCCACAAGGTCAATGAATGCCAGGTGCGCATTCCTAGCGTGTGCATCGGTTACTCAGCTCATGGCTGCGAGCCCGCTCATTCCAACCAGTCAATTCATGGGAAAGGTGCTGGCCAGAAGGCCGACGATAACCGCCATGTGGCTGCCTGCCATTCGTGCCATGTGGCGATTGATCAAGGGCCAATGCCGAAGGCCGAGAAGGTCAGGCTGTGGAACGCGGCATTCGAGCGCACAAGGGCGCTGTACATCAAACGGTTCAACATTGATTTGGAGGCTGTAAATGCAGGATGAACGCGAAAAATTCACCGACCCCATCGACCAGGCGGACTATTTCCGCGAGTCGGTCATCGACGACAAAGTAAAAGAGGCGCAGCGCATCGCGGCAGATATTCCCATCGGCGTGTCCGGTTCGTGCGACTTCTGCGGCGAGGAGTACAGCCGTCTGGTCGGTGGCGCCTGCGGATTCTGCCGCGACAAGTACAAGCTCGACGAATGAAATACGACTGCCAGAACTACGACATCAACCGGCTTTGTCGCTTTGACCGGCGGGCTCTTGATCGGCGGTGCGATGGTTGCCAACGAACGACAGATCAGGCGTATCTCGAATCACAAGGACTGTGGATCGTTGGCATTTCGCATGCGCTGCCGGTGGTGCGGGCCGAGCCTGGCCGGTTGTTTATTGAGCGGTTTCCATTGCGCGAAGTGAATAATGCTCCGATGGTCTGAAGATCAACTGCGCGAGCATCACGCCAAGCGCCAGGGCAGGGTAGAGGCCAAGGCCGAGGCGAAAGACCATCAGGCCGACCAGCCACGGGCGAAGTATCGCAACAAGAAGGTTCAGATTGATGGCAGGACGTTCGATAGCAAGCTTGAGGGCCGCGTCTATGTCGATCTGAAGCGCCAGCAAGAAGCCGGCTTGATCACGGCGCTGCAATGCCAGGTAAAGTTCGCGCTGGAGGTTCATGGCGTCCTGATTGCGCACTACATCGCCGACTTCACATTTCGAGATTCGTCCTTTGCTTTTGTCGTGGCCGACGCGAAAGGTGTGAGGACGCGAGAATACATCCTCAAGAAAAAATTGATGAAGGCGTGTCACGGCATCGACATCAAGGAATACCGGCGGGAAAAATCCCGTGCCCGGAAACCCAATCCTGTGTAGAATTTCGCCAGAAGCACCGGAGCGCGGCTGGACTCCGAAGGCATCCTGGCCTTCCGCGCAAGGAAAGAAGAAGCCCGCCAAGTGCGGGCTTAGTCTTGTCCGGCTGATACGCGGAGGAATGACTTTCGGATGCCTTCGAGGACTTTTGCCCAGCCTATTCGTTCGTGCCATGGCTTGCCGTCTGCAGTGGCGCGGTAGCAGTCTATACGGCCGGTGCGGTAAAGCTCGATGGTATGCGTCACCTCGCCGAAGTCGAAATCCGTGATGACGATTCGTCGGCGAAGTTCAGGCATCGTCGGCGGGCATTCCGGCGCTGTCGATTCAAGACGAATGCGCTCTTTGGCCGCCCGTGCTGCGGCCATTTTGGCGCTCTGTTGAATGCGTTTTCTGTAGGGCATACCTTGCACGGTTCACATATTCAAGAGTTGGGCGGCAAAGGCAGCGGCATCCATTTCGCGGCGGCCATCTTCTGGTTGCTGTGCCAGAAAATCCCGCCAATCCATGCGCCATGCACAGTCTTTCCGCCTCGGACAAACAAAACTTCTTGCGCCTCCTGCGGCAGCTCTTCGGCAACATCCCGCCAGTGCGGGGCACGCTCTTTCGCGCGGGCCGCGCATGCTTTCAGTAGCAATGCCTCGCACTCGGCCCAGTGGTCCTCGTCCAGTAATTCGCCGAGTCTCGTTGCCAGCGCGTTCAGCGGGTGCCCTGGCGGCGGTAGTTCTTTTTCGTCATCAAGCATGTCAATCTCCAAAAAACCAGCCCAACTCAACGATCAACAAGACCGCCGCAATGAGCGTCGTTCGTCAAATAGCCGCCAGTCGCGGCGGCTTGTTACCTAAGCGTTAGAGCGCTCGCGTATGTTCGTAGCGCAGTCCGCCGCCGAATCCTCCCGCGCCGAGTACCCGCGCAAGACCAATTCCGCCGCCCGTGGGTTTGCTGTCGTGTACATTTCTCGCCAGTGCTTGGCATTGGCGTCGCACACATTGGCGCACGCTTCGCGCTCGTCGGTTGCCCCTGCTTCGTAGGCGGCTCGTGCAAAGCCAAGCCACTTTTGCCAATCGGTATAGCGGTCATCCAGCGGCAGCGATGGGAAGTGCCGCTGAATCATCTCAAGCAGCCTGTTGTCTGTTTGTCGTTGTTGCTCTGTCATGTTCTTCTCCAAAAAGCGCCCTAACACAGCGCTCGTTCGGACCTGCGCGAAAAGCCGCGCAGGCCGCACAGCTAAGCGTTAGGTGCTTCAATCGGTGCAGCCAACGCACTCGATGCCTTCCATTCCGGACAGGTTGATCATGGTCAGTCGCTCCCCGGATAGCCGTCGTGCTGCACGCCGTCGAGCAGGCGACCGGCAGCTTTCTTTCCGACGCGCCAACTGCTCAGGCCATCGCCCCAATCGCACTCTTGGAAATGCTCGTTCGGGTCTGAAATCTCAGGCGCGCGAAGGGTAGCCAAAGGCTTTTGCTTGCGCCAGTTGTGCATCTGTCAAGCGTTCGTGCTGCCCCATGCCGAGCAGCTTGCGGATAGGCTGGCCGACAATGGAGCTTGCGCCCTGGTGGTGCCACAGCGACCAGAGCGCAGCGGATTCCAGTTGTTGGCGCATCGGATGATGTTCGATGGTGTCGGCGTCTGGATCGATGCACTCGTTGTCCGGATCGCAGACGACGGCCATGCCCCAAATGACGCGGAATATTGATCCTTGTCGAAGCAACTCACGAAGCCCATCAATCAGGCGTTCATACTGCGCTGCGTCATCGGTATCGATCCGCTCTGGTATCTCGATTCCGTGCGGGTCGCCATCTAGGTCAATGAACCTTTCAGGAAAGTATCCGCGCGTGATGTCGTCAAGCGCGTTAGCGAGTTTCATCGCCATGTCGAGGTCTTCCGGGGAGGCTTTGGCCATTTTCATGCTGCACATCCTTTCATAGCGTTTCTAGCAATCAGGCGGATAGTTCGCTTTGTCGATCCGAGCTTCGCCTTTAGGCGCTTGCGTTCCTGAATAGCCTCGAACACCTTGAGACATCCTTCGCAGTCGCCGATGATTTCGAGAGCTTCGTCACGGTGAAAGTGGCGATGCTCCGGGGCGTAACCGTCCGAATCTATGAACCCAGCTAACACCTCTTGAATGTGCGAATGCTTGTTGTCGAGGATGTATGTCCATTCTTCGACGGTTACGGCGCGGTCGCATTCGTTGGCCGGATTACTGATGATCTTCCGGCAGTCGTTGATCGCGGACATAAGGCGGTCGTACTCAAGGATTGCTGCCAGTGCTTTATCGGCGTGGCTCATGCTGCACCGCCTTTCTCTCTTCTCAAGGCGTTGCCGCTTCGGGTGATGCTCGATGCAGTCGGCGTCTGGATCTGCGATCTTTTCAATCAACTCCGCGCACCGGTCCGCGATGTTGTTGCTGTTGCTTTCCGGATTCGCTTGCTTGCGTTGCAATGAGCGCTCGCGCTCATGGATAAGCCCGTCGATTACATGCCCCCACTCTTCACGATCGAACCGCAATGAGAAGCTGCGCAGGTTATCTGGTGCGCCGGCGATGGCGGCTTCTGCTGCTTGCATCGCTGCCGTTGCCTCAACGAAATGGCCGGCTCGCGTTTCGAAATATGTGTGCTGCTGCCCATCCTTTCCGGAAAGTGCGATTTCGCATATCTTGTGCAGCCCTTGCAGCGCCGCCAGCAGTTCGTCGCGCTGCTTGCGTATCTCGTCGGCGCTTTGAAAGTCGCCATTGATGACGGATAGCCCGAACGTCGTATGCTCGTAGAAATCAGACGTCACGCGGCGCAGGAGGCCAATCTCGGCCAACTGCTTCATGCGCTCCTTCGGCACGTCGTAACCTTCACCATCTGTCACGCACTCATGGAAACGCATCAGGTCTTTCATTTCCTGATCGGTGATCATGAACGGAAGTGCTGAAGGGCATGTCGATTCTGGTGTGGGCTTGTTTTCGCTCATGATGCGATTTCCTCAATGGTGAAAAACTTGGTGATCGAGCGCGGCGAAGCGCACTCGTAGTAGTCGCTGCCGGCATCCGGATAGACCCGGTAATAGGGCGGCCGTCCATCGCCGTCCTTGACGTGCTGGCAGCGGTAGGACTCGCCGCGCTGGTAGCCTTCCAGGCCAAAGTCGCCGCGCGGCTCGTTGTGGCAGACAGCGACAAAATCCGTGATCAGGGGCGCGCTCACAGCAGCGCCTTGGCCAGCAGAACGCACCAGCCGATAGTGACGGCGATGCAGGCGATGCCAATGACCGTCAGCGATGGGCTTTGGCTGCACTCTTGAATGATTCCGCTCATGAATGGCCACCTTTCTGTTGATACAGAACAAACGCTGAGGCCCACTCAAAATAGGAAATCTCGGTGACGATGTAGGTATGCGGGGTGATGTAGTCGACGGCGCTTCCCCCGCTGCAGGCCGACTCGAATTGTTTGCTTGACATTTTTACCTCCGGTGTAAAATGCGTGCTTAGGACTAGGCAAGCACAGTATAGCAAACGGGTAAATTATGGCAAGCGAATCTTGTGCAGCAATCGGAGAGCGGCAGGAGGTGTTGGCGATGTTCCGCTCGGGGAAGTCGAAGGCCGACATCGGCCGCGAACTCGGCAAGGACAAAAAGGCCGTGGGGAAGATCATCGCCAAGGCGATGCGCGCCAAGGAGGGTGCCCGTGGCTCTGCTCGATAAGGCGAAAGCCGCCGGCCTGTTCCTGTGGGATTTCCTGATTCCGCGCTTCATCACTGAGGATGTCGCGCTGCGCTATGTCGGCGACGACTTCACCGCTACTTGGTCAGAGTGGGACGACTACGAGATTGCCTGCAGCCTGATGGACGTTGAGCCCGGCGAATGCTTCGACGGTATCGCCACGGTTGATGCTTTCCAGTTCCTTGGCTTTGGAATGGCCTATCGGATAGGCGAATTCCGGCCGTTCGTGAATCCAGCGGTCACTTGAGCGCGGGATAGATTCATGTGCATCGGGGGCAACATGGAGACAGCGACAAACCTTAAGCGCTCGAACCGCCATTACGTGACGGTGACGGTTGAGGATGTGATTGTCGCCATAGGAGAGTTGGAAAAGGACACATGGACGACGCGCGATGTCGCCGCGGCGCTCGGGGTGAAGGAGCAGGCCATTCGAGCCACGATCCACCAACTCAAAATCAGGCGCCTGATCCGCGAAGCGGGGAGAGTGCGCAGGCTGACCAAGGAAACCGCCAAGGAATACTTCCCGATGACCTACGCGATTGTTATCTCATGGGGCGGGGCTGACTTCGAGGCCCTGAATAGGGTGTTCTGTCATGGGTAGTAGGCTGACGGACAAGCAGGAGAGGTTCTGTCTTGAGTATGTGCGGACAGGGGTTGCAAGCGAGGCTTACCGACTCATTTACTCTGCCGGACGGATGTCGGATAAACAGGTCTGGGAAGAGTCGAGCAAGCTGATGGCAAACCCAAAGGTTGCCCAAAGGGTTGCCGAGATTAGGGAAGAGGTGACTGCTCCTGCTAGAAAGAGCCTGTCGATCGATAAAAAATGGGTGCTTGAGCAGCTTGTGGAAAATGTCTCGATGGCCAAGGCGGCAGAGCCAGTCCTTGACGGAGAAGGAAACCCGACCGGCGAGTACAAGCAGAACCTTGCTGCTGCCAATAAGTCGCTGGAGCTGATCGGTAAAGAGCTTGGCATGTTCGTCGACAAGAAGGAAATCCGTACCGGAGCTATCGACGACATTCCGCACGAAGACAAGATGGCTGCGCTTGAGGCTGTTCGCCAAGAGATTGCCAGGCGAAAACAGGTTCATTGATGGACTTGTCGGCGCTTTCTGTTGCTCAACTGAATGCTGTGGCCACTGAGTTGTCAGGTGCCATCGCCAAGGACAGGCTCAAGAGCTACAAGCCATACAGCAAGCAGAAAGAATTTCATGCGGCCGGGGCAGAGCATAGCGAAAGGCTGCTGATTGCCGGGAACCAGTTGGGGAAAAGCGTTGCCGGCGCTGCCGAATGGGCCATTCATTTGACTGGACGCTATCCAGACTGGTGGGAAGGCGCAGAATTCAAAAGCCCGGTAACTATGTGGGCGTCAGGCGTCACCAGCGAGGGTACGCGAGATAACCCGCAGCGGCTTCTGGTTGGTCCGCCGGCTATTGAATCTGCGTGGGGTACAGGAATGATCCCAAAGGACGCGCTTGATGGGTGGAGCAGGGCGATGGGCGTAGCAAACCTGCTTGATAGCGTGACCGTTCGATGGGGAGGGGGCGGCGACATTCAGGCCGGGACATCCATTCTCGGCTTCAAATCCTACGAAAAGGGCCGCGAGAAGTGGCAGGGTCCAACGCTTGATGGCGTCTGGTTCGATGAGGAATGCCCTTTGGACATTTACACCGAGGGCTTGACGCGCACAAACAATGGGCAGCGCGGACAGTTCGCCATCATGACCTTTACGCCGCTGCTTGGATTGTCTGATGTTGTTAGCTTGTTCCTGATGCCGGACAGCCAGAAATGACGCGCCATGTAACGACCATGACGATCTACGACGTGGATCACTACACCGACGCTCAACGGGCTCAGATCATTGCGTCGTATCCGGCGCATGAGCGCGAGGCGCGTGCCAAGGGTATTCCGACGCTCGGATCTGGCTTGATCTTCCCGGTTGTCGAGGAAGACATCATCGTTGATCCGTTCAAGATACCAGACTACTGGAAGCATATCGCCGGCCTAGACTTTGGCTGGGATCACCCGACCGGCGCTGTCAAGCTGGCCTACGACGCTGACAATGACGTGGTGTATGTGGTCGCCGATTACAGGGCCAGTGAATTGACGCCGGTATTGCACACTGCCGCACTGAAGCCATGGGGCGATTGGCTGCCGTGGGCCTGGCCGCATGACGGACTGCAGCACGATAAAGGTTCTGGCGAGCAGATTGCCGAGAACTACCGCAGCAATGGGCTCAAGATGCTACCCGAAAAGGCAACACACCCGCCTGGCCCTGGTGAAAAAGAGGGGCAGGGCGGTAATGGCGTCGAAGCTGGCGTGCTGGACATGCTGGAACGCATGCAGACCGGGCGCTGGAAGGTATTCTCGACGTGCCAATCATGGCTGGCCGAGCGCCGGCTGTATCACCGCAAAAATGGAAAGATAGTGAAGGAGCGTGACGACGTGATTTCGGCCAGTCGCTACGCCTACATGATGTTGCGCTTTGCCATCCCGAAGCGCGAGAAGATTCCAGACTGGAAAAAGGCGCTGCAGGCCCGTCACCGGGCGTCATCGCAGGCGGCGTGAATACTAGCTGACGCGGTATAACGCGGCATCATCCGCCGAGCCATGCCCCATGAACGAACAGACTGCAACCACGACCGATAAATCAAGGCTCGCCGCTGAGAATTGGGAGCGCTATCTGTACGGCTGCGCGCGCGGACACCGGGAATACACAGCGACCGCTGCGGTCCTTGAGGGCTATTACACGGGCGGGCAGTACGATCGGGACGGCCGGATGCTGCCCGGTGGACACTGGAACGAAGCTGATCTGGCCATCCTCGACGAACAGGGGCGCCCGGCTTACGAGTTCAATCAGGTCATGCCGGCAGTCAATGCGGCGCTGGGCTATCAGATCAGCAACCGGATGGACATCGCATTCAGGCCGCGCCAGGGTGACGCGACCAAGGATCTGGCCGAAGTTCGCTCGAAGGTGGCGATGCAGATCGCGGCAAATAACGACCTGCATTGGCGAGAGTCCGAGGTATTCGCTGACGGCATGATTCAGCAGCGCGGCTATTTCGAGTGCCGCATGGATTTCGACGACAACCTGCTGGGCGAACTCCGGGTGTCGGTTCCTGATCCGCTTGATGTGATTCCAGATCCGGATGCGAAGTCATATCATCCTGACGGCTGGGGCGACGTGATCGTTACCCGTTGGCTGACGGCTGACGAGATAGAGGGGCTCTACGGGATTAAGGCGCGCAAGATTGCCGAGGAAACAGGTAGCGGCCATCACGTTGCCAATGCAGATTTTGGCGATGCCGACCTCGACACGACAGAGCGCAACAAGTTTGGCGGCGAAACAGGTCGCCATGATTCGCAATTCGCAACAGCCGGGCAGACTCGCTACCGCATCATCGACCGGCAGAAATGGGTGCGTGAACGCGGCGACGTGGCTATTCATCCGAGCGGCGATATTCGCCCGCTAGGCGGCGACGAGACGCCGGACGCTATTGCTGAAATGCAGCGCAATGGCATCCTGATCACGAAGCGGACCTTCAAGCGCGTTCGCTGGACGGTCAGCACCGTCGATACGCTGTTGCATGATGGCTGGTCGCCTTACGACCGCTTCACGATCATTCCATTCTTCCCGTTCTTCCGCCGCGGCAAGACGCGCGGACTGGTCGATAACGCGATTGGCCCGCAGAAGGCGCTCGACAAGGGAATTTCGCAGGCCATCCACATCATCAACACGACGGCAAATAGCGGCTGGCAGGTTGAGCAAGACCAGCTAACCAACATGACTGCCGAGCAGCTTGAGGAATTCGGATCAAAGACCGGGCTGGTTATTGAGCGCAAAGCCGGTTCGGCACCATTGCAGAAGATACAGGCAAACGCAATGCCGCCTGGCGTCGAGAAGTTGATTGACTTGGCGGCCTACACGCTCAAGGACGTTACCGTTCCGGATGCGATGCGCGGCACGCAGGGGCCGGAGCAGTCTGGTATTGCCATTCAGAGCAAACAGCATGCGGCGCAGCAAGGGTTGGCTGTGCCGCTCGATAACCTGGCGCGCACCAGAAACATGCTGGCCCGCTGGATGGATTACGCCATTACCAAGTATTACGACAGCGAGCGCGTGTTCATGATCACCAAGACAGATCCGCGCACCGGCATTGAGGAACATGAGCCGATGCCGATTAACCAGTTCGACCCGGCGACCGGCATGTATTTCAATGACATGACCATTGGTGAATACGACATCGTAATCAGTGACCAGCCGATGCAGGTTACGTTCGAGAATTCGCAATTCACGCAGGCGATGGAGTTGCGCACGGCGGGCGTGGCGATTCCCGACAACGTGGTGATTCGCCATTCCAATCTGTCCGACAAGCACGAAATCATTCAGCAAATGGATGCTTCGAATACCCCGCCGGCCGATCCGTTGCTGGAAGCCAAGGCTAGGTTGATCGATGCGCAGGCCGAAAAGACCAAGGCAGAGACAGTCAATAAAAAGGTCGAGGCCGGATTCGGCGCTATCCAGACGGCGCAGACAATCACAGCGATTCCACAGACCGCAGCGCTGGCTGATGTGATGTTGCAGTCGTATGGATTCGAGGACGCCAATGCTGGCCCGATCATTCCCAGCGCATCGGCCCCGGTTGCTGGTGCCATGCCGGCCCAACAAGGTCAGCCCGTTGATCTTGATCCGTCACAGGTTGCCGCTATTCAGCGCCAAGACCCGGCTACTGCGCGCCAGGTGCTTGGTAGTCGACGCAATACCAATCCTTTGACCCCGCTGAATCCCGCAACTGGTATTGACGCAGGAATTGAAGGCGGGGCGTGAATGCTAACTGCACGCATAAACTCGGCGCAATCTAACCCATGGAGGCTTTTGCCAAATGAGCTTTGAAAATATCGACACGCCGGCATCGGAGGCTGAACTGTCAGGGCAGGACATCGTTGATCCGGTAGATTCGCCGACCGATCCGGTCGAGATTGAGCAGCCGGAGCCCGAGCCCGAGCCGGTAGTCAAAGCAAAAGAAGCAGAGCCGGAAGAACAGGCCGGTGAGCGCAACCCGGTAATCCCGCGTGCCAGGTTCGACGAGGTAAATACCAAGCTGCACGCCGAGCGCGAGCGGGCAGAGGCCGCAGAGCGCCAGTTGGCTGAACTCCGGCAGGTGCAGCAATCAACGCAGGCGCAGGCTGATGGCGCTGTCAATATTGACGCACTTGAGACACAGTTCTTTGATGCCATGATGGAAGGCGACAAGGATACAGCCGTCAAGTTGCGCGCCCAGATCAATGCCGAATTGTCGTCGCGCGCCGAAGCTGCTGCGACGGAACGCATGTCGCGCCAGATGACAGAGCGCGAAGCAACGAAGGCGCTGCAGGACACTGGCGCAAAGCTGATTTCGGCGTACCCGTTCCTTGATCATTTATCGCCAAATGCGAACGCCGAGGCGATCAACGATGTTGTTGAGTGGCGTGATTTCTACGCAGCCAAGGGCGACCCGATTCATGTTGCTCTGGAAAAGGCTGTTGCCAAGGTTGGGCCGATCTATTCCGATGCCGCGCCCGTGGTGACGCCGACAGATACGCGCAAACAAGCAGCATTGGCCCGTAACGCTGCCGATGCCGCGGCGCAGCCGCCAGCAAATGTCGCAGGGGTGGGTAATCGCGCCGCGCCGCAGAAGCCGAAAGTTGAGACCCAGCAGGATTGGGAAAAGCTGTCCGATGCAGATCGAGAGTCGATGCTGCAATAGTTTGACGGAGGCCGGAGACCCGCCGGCCAGTTTCAAAGGTTCGCCAGATAACCTCAATGGCCGCAGCGGTGAGCGAGACACTGATTCCGCCAACGGGGCGGGCGGAAAAGGCCCCCGGTTCTCAGACCGTCATTCTGTGACTTCCGCGTGTGCGAGGCGGTATTCGCGCCGGGAGTTGGCCCGTAAGCCAACGAAAGCAGTCATTTCGTTAATTTATGGAGGCCAACATGGCTTATACCGCTCTGGGCGCTTTGCAGCCCGACCAGAAAAAGGCGTGGGTAAAGGAATCGATCCGCGTTTTCCGTGAAAATTTCTTCTTCAACAAGTTTCTTGGCACTACCGAGAACTCCATCGTTCAGCACGTTACCGAGCTGAAGCGCACCGAGAAGGGCGACCGCGCCATGATTGGCCTGGTGGCTGATCTGCAGGGTACTGGCGTCGTCGGCGACAACGACATCAACGGTCGCTACGAAGCGCTTGAATCGTCTTGGGTCGAGATTCACACCGACCAACTGCGAAATGGCGTCAAGTCAAAGGGCCGCGTCGATGATCAGCGTTCGGTCTTCGACTTCCGCAAGGAAGCCCGTGACAAACTGGCCTTCTGGCGTGCCAATATCACCGAAGAACTGATGATTCTGACCGCCTCTGGCGTGGCTTATGGCGCGACGACCAACAACGCCCAGCGCGCAGTCGGCGCTCAGGACTCTTTGCTTGACCTCGATTTCGCCGCCGACGTTACCGCGCCGACCTCGAATCGCTGGTTCCGCTTCGACGGCACCAATCTGCAGGCCGGCGACACGACCCAGGTAACGACTGGCCACGTTCCGAAGTACGGCATGATCGTTGATCTGATGGCCGAGGCCCGTACCCGTGGCGTCAAGCCGTTGCGCATCGGCGGCAAGGAGCATTACGTCTATCTGTGCCATCCGAAGACCTTCGCCCGTCTGAAGAAGGATGCCGATTTCCGCGATGCCATCATCAATGCTGGCGAGCGCGGCGCGAACAATCCGATCTTCTCTGGCGCGACCGTAACCATGGACGGCCTGATCATTCACACCAACAACCGTGTTTTCAACACGGCAGGCGGCGCGTCCGGGCAAGCCACCTATGGCAAGTGGGGCGCCGGCAACGCCATCGAAGGCACCCGTTCCCTGTTGATGGGCTGCCAGGCGCTGGCTTATGCCGACATCTGGGGTGACGCAGACTGGTACGAAGGCGATGACGACGACGGTGCCAAGAAGAAGATCACCATCGGTATGTACGCCGGTCTTCGCAAGCCGAAATTCATCTCTCGTCTCGATGCCAATACCACGCAGGACTTTGGCGTGATGGCGCTTGACCTGACCCTGTAATTCACAAGGGGCCGGGCATCTCGGCCCCGTTTGGAGATAAACCAAATGGCTATTACCAAAGACTTCAACCGCCAATGCGTGATGTCGGCCTTGCTGACTATCAACTTCGGCGATCTGGCCGGCTTGTCTGGCACTGACGTTGGCGCGGTTTCGTTGCCGCCGAATGCGATCGTAACCGGCGGCGCCGTGGTCGTGAAGACCGCCTTCAACTCAGCAACCTCTGACGTGATCGACGTTGGCGACTCGGTTTCCCAGAACCGCTACCTTAACGACGGCAACATCCACGCAACCGGCGTGGTCGCCCTGGTGCCGACCGGCTATGTCCATGCCGGCGGCGACCTGACCGTTCGTTGGGTTGGTGTTGGCGCAGTTCCTACCACTGGCCAGCTTCAGTTGCGCGTCGACTACATCCAAGTTGGCCGTTCTGAATACACGCAGGACTAATTAGTAACTAACCGGGGGCTTCGGCTCCCGGTGCCAATTTAGAGGGGTAAATCATGCAACTGAAATCGCCTACCGTTGAGCCGTTATGCGTCTCGTTGACCAATGGCACCGGCCTGCGCATCGGGCCTGATGGCCGCGACGTTCCCAAGGAATTCATCAAGGAAGCATTCGCTGCTGGCGCTATCCCGTGCGACATGAGCGCCGATCAGGTTGGCGAGAATATCGCGCCGAAAACTTCCGATGAGCAGCAAGAAATTCTGATTTCCGGAATCAAGAAGATGCTTGTCGAGAACGCCGATGACTTTACCGGCGCCGGGCTGCCGAATCGCAAGGTTCTTTCCGGCATCGTCGGATGGAATGTCAGCGTTCAGGAATTGTCGGCCGCATGGGCTATTGTTCAAGCCGAGGTTGAGCAGCAATGAAGCTCAAAGCCATTCGTCAAGAAGCGCGTTTTCGTCTTGATGACGAAGTGCGCCCATATTTCTGGAAAGACGAATGGCTTGATGCAGCGATCAATGAAGCCGAGCGCGAGGCTTGTATTCGCGCCAGGCTGATCGAGGACAATTCGAGCAATGTGACTAGCATTGACATTGTGACGACTGAAAAGCGCTACGAGTTGTCGCCGCTGATCATTGATGTTCTGGCTATTGAAATGGCCAGTCGGCCGGGTTGCAACATCGCCGGATGGACGCTGACCGAATCGGAACTGGTGCTGGATAACTACCCGTCGTCGAGCGACACGCTGCTGCTGACAGTTGTTCGCCTGCCGCTGTCGGATATGTGCGATGACAACGCCCAGCCGGAGATTCGCGACCATCACCACGAAAAGCTGATTGATTGGGTCGAGTACCGTGCCTACATGGTGCAGGACGCCGATTCATTCAACCCGGTCAAGGCTCAAGAATACGAGGCCGCATTCGAGCGATCGTTCGGTCGCCGTCCAGATGCAGGCGTTCAGCGCAAGCAGCGCAAAAAGACGGGCCGCGTGGTCCGGATGAATCCATTCTAAGGGGCCGACATGGACGCGCAAATCTTCCAGATCGACGAACAGCGCCGCCAGCGCAGCACGGCGATGGCTTTCCCGGTTCCGGCTGATCTGATCACTGCCACCCGTAGCGCCGCGGAGTTCTTTGCCTGGTACGCCGGGGCGATGCTGACTATCCATGTGGCCTTGGTGCGGTCTGCAATCGCCGCCATGCAGAACAGTTTCCAAATCGAGGCCAGCAATCATGAATAAATCCCTGCCGCGAGGCATCCGTTTAGATAGATCGCCATCTGGTGGAGTTGGTGATGCGGCATACCTGCGCAACAGAAATTCCGTACTCAGATGCGAGCCTTCTTTGTATGCCGCGCGGCCCACTCTTGGCTCGCTCTCTTATATCCACGGCCTGTTCCTTAGAAATTTTTGCGGTGATGCATTTCTCACCGTTTTGCATCGTTCCGTGATTGTTCATATCAAGCTGGTTATCTCTGTGTGTCGCCCACCTAAGGTTTTCGATGGAGTTATTTCGAGGGTTTCCGTCGTTATGCGCCACGTCGGTAAGTGTCTTGTCGACAGGAAACCCAAGAAAGGCAATCGCAACCAGTCTATGGGCCATCCTTCGACACGGCTTACCAATTTCATCTCGGAGTATGTAAGCCGTGTATCCGAAGCCTGTTTCAGAGCCCTTAATCAAAATAGGGGTTTGCCGCCATCCAAGAGTCTCGTCAGGATTTCTCCACGATCTGGCTTTCTTTCGCCAAGAGCGAACCTCTCCGCGCTGATTGATTTCGTATTGGTCAAATCCTGGAATAGTTTTCCACGTGTCCATTTTTAGATATGTAGGAGGTTGAAATGAATAAGAAATTACCACGTGGAATCACGAATTGCAACCCTGGCAACATCGAGCGCGGCAAAGACCGATGGCTTGGCATGTCGGCCGATCAGTCGACAGACGCCCGCTTTCTCGTCTTCGACAAGCCCGAGTCCGGCATCCGGGCCTTGATGCGCTTGCTGATCAATTACCAAGAGCGCCACGACATCAAGACGCTGCGCGCGGCGATCAACCGCTGGGCGCCTACCGCTGAGAACAATTCAGCGGCCTACGTGCAGCATGTCTCCCGCCTGACTGGCCTGGACCCTGACGAGCCGATTGATTTCCTCGACGAGTACATCTGCACGGCCGTCGCCAAGGCGATTGTCCGCCATGAGAACGGCGATCCGCGTGCCTTTGGCGCTCCCGAGAACTGGTATGCCGAGGATGTCTATCAGCGTTCCGCCGTGATGGCTGGCTTTGATCCGGCGACCAAGCCGCTGACGCAATCGCGCACCGTGGCCGGGGCGGTGATTGCCGCGGCTGGCACGGTCGGCACCATCGCTGCCTCTCAGTCCTCCGGACTGCCGGTGACAGCCGACGACGTGAATACCGTTGTTCAGGTCATCGGCCCGCTGCTCGGCACATCGGTCATGGCGGTTCTTTCCCCGGTGGCTTCCATTGTCGGCATCGGCCTGACGCTCTACGCGCGCTGGGATGACGCCAAGCGCAAGATTCGGTAGGGGTCGCGCCATGAGCTTCGATGTAAAAGCGGACATCATGAAGGCCATCAACGGGACTGATGACCCGGCGATGCGTACCGTATTCATGCTGATGCTCGGCCTGTTCGAGTCGTTCAACGAGAAGCTGGACAAGGTTATCGGCGATGAAAAGGCGATGCGCGAAGCGGTGCTGAACGGCCATGAGCCGGTGCACCACTCGCATCATGAATGGATTGACCGCCAAATCAAGCGCGAAAATGAGTTTGAAAAGCATCATGAATGGGTCGATAGGCGCATCAAGCGCGACCCGGAGATTGACGCAATTGTCGCCTGGGCAACGGCGGCAAAAAAACGCGAGGAGGACAACGAGAAGAGCGGACGCAAGATCCGCGATGGCTTGATTGAAAAGGTGCTTTGGTCGGCGCTGGCGGGTGCCGTCATGTTTGTTCTTGGTCGTGGCGGTGTGTGATGGCTGAGATGAAAGAACGGGTCATCAAGCGCGGAAAGACGTTCTCCCTGATTGTCCGCTGGGAGAATGCGGACCTTATTGTTCGCAAGCCGATCACTGCAATTTCGCTTGCCTTTGGTGCGCCTCGCCTGACTGTCGCCGGGCATGGGGCCCCGGCAGGATGGCGGGCCGCTGTGAATCGTGTCAACGGGATGAAGCAGATAAATTCCGCCAGCATTCCGCCTAATGAAGATGACTACCACGCGGTCACGGTCATTGATTCAAACACGATTGAGTTCAACGAAATCGATCCTGTTGATGATAACGGCAAAGAGTGGCCGGCTTATACCGATGGCGGCTTTCTCCAGTACAACGCGCCGGTTGATCTGGCCGGCTACACAGCGCGCCTTAGCATCTGTGATCGACCGGCAAAAAAGGGCGAGAAAACGGCGCATCTGTGGCAGGCATCAACGGCCTACGCCGCTGGCCAGTTCATTGTTCTTGCCGACTTGGAGACCGTCCTTGTTTGCTCGGTATCCGGTACGTCCGGTTCTGTTCAGCCGACATCGCCAGGCGTCGATGGCTCCGTGACCTGGGCTGCAGCAACGGCGTTTTCTGGTCCGAAAGAATACTGGCGGATGACCGACGCGGACGGCATTGCTATCGACAACGCCAACAAG